AGCCATCGCCAGCTCAATCGAGCGGGCGCTGCGCATCGGAGCCTGGGCTATTTTGTACGTGGCGTTGTAAGCTGCGCACACTACCTCTGCGGCTGCCACTGCTGCCTCTACCCATGCGGCGCGGTCAGCTGTGAGGCTGAGCTTGCCGAGCAGCGCCACGCCGCCAGCGGGCAGTCCGTCGCGGTATGCCAGGTTGCCGCGACCCACCTCGCCCAAGCCTGTCACGGTTGCTACTGCCTCGACGTACATTTTGCTGTCGGTCGCCTTGTAGCCGTTGAGATCCAGACCGAAATCGGCAGTAACCGTGATCGAGATTTCTTTGCCGGTTGCGTTGGTCCAGTTGAGGGAGGTCGTTGTCATGTGCCCATCTTAGCCACCCAAGCCTGCTTGGCTAGCTTTATTTTAAGTTATTTTTGGCCCTGTGCTGCCCTACGTAACTTATTGAGTTCACGCGACTTAGGACGCGGCTTGCGAGCGTTTGCCCGTGCTGTCTCTGTTTTTTTTTCGGATTTAACAGCACCGCCTCGCTTTCCCATTTCGCTGCAATGCTCCCTGAGTGTTTTTTCAGCGCCCATTTTGGTGTAACCTGTTGATTTCACGCTCTATATACCAGATCGCCTTGCGCAGGTCCTGCACTGCGTCGCCCTTGCTGCCCGCCCTCCATAAGTACTTGATTGCGTTGCCGATACAAAAGTTATGGTGCTCGCAGATAGTGATGCACTCCACCCCGGACGGGTGCCCGGTGTAGTGCGAAGGATGGTTTACTGGGTCGTTTTGCCATTTTTCGTGGTGCGTGTGTGGACTCATAGGAAAGAAAGTTGCTGTCTGTCTGGTGCCTTGCAAGTGTGCCCGCTTAAAAGTGTCGTTGTCGGCGTCGTGTCTTTGCGAGCCCACAGTTCCAGCCCTAGGGTTTGGGTTTTGTCGCCACGGTTCCATCCGGTCCCGTCGCAGCTTTCGACTCCGAGCTGCTCCAAATAGGCCAACTTACCGGGCGAATTGACGCGCAAAACGTGCACTCGCGGAAACTCTCTGGCCCACGTTTCAACGGTTGCCCACTTCCACTCTGTAGTTCCTCCAACCGCGACCACGTCAGGATTTATGGCGCGCACCTGGTCAACCGTCATGCCATCCTGCACTGCCAACGCCTTAGGAAATGGCACTTCATTCTGAAACTGCGCCCAGCGTTCCAGCGTGCGAGCCCCGCACCCAATCCAATCGGGTACGATTGCCCAGCGTGGCTGATGCTGTTGCGCCTGTGCCCAGCGCAGCATTTTGCGCCATGCATCGGCGTTCCACGCTGCTGGATTCCAGATGTTTGCAGTTTGATCCCAGGCTGCAAACGCACCGTTGTCCAATGCATAAGGAAGCCAAGGCCACGGGCCACGCTCTGCACCTGGACTGTACAAATGTCCAATGCGCCCAGTCTCGCGAGCAAGGCAATGCCAGAACCACCCTGTGGCGTTTGCTGGCATGACAATCATTTTCATGCCTGCACACTACCCAAGCTAGCTTCGCTGTCTAGTGCTTCTTTTTTGCACAAGTCGCAAGTGCCTTTGTTTCATGAGGAGAAATCCGAAACCCCCTCGCAGGCTCTCCCTGCGCAGCATACGGCAAATGCGCGGGATCGTTGGCGCGCCATCCCGCCGTCTACGCTACTCGCCCGCCGGAATTAGTCCAGCCTCGAACAGGTCGGCCTCCTCCTCCCGCCTGCGCCGCAGCCCTTTGGACTTCGGCCACAGCCGCACCATTTTGCGAAACTGGTTGGGAATCTCTGAAAACTTGCCGGTCTTGAGCAGCGCCTGGATGTTGCACATTTCCAGCCGCCGATCCCCAGACAGTGCAGCGCCCCGGTTAAACACTAGGCTCACCAGCGCCGCAGTGCAGTCCCCTGGCAGCTCCTCAGCCTGCGGGTAGATCCTCAGCGTCCGCAGGTACCAGGTCGGCAGCGTAGTTGCCTCAAATACGGCCAACGCCGCCGCCCAAGGGATCGCAAGGTGCCGCACGTAGGGCAACACCGTCTGAGCGGCCTCACCAGTCCGGCCTGAAACGGCGATGAGCGCGGCCAACGTTGAGGATGGCAGATGCGGGGCCCAGGCTCTGGCGGTCTCGGTCGCGGGAGTCATGCCGAGGTCCCAGCCGATGCCGATGGTCACGCCGCTGCTCTCCCCGGGCCACTCAGGCTGCGGGTCGTACTCGTGTTCGCCGCCAGTTTCCCAGCCGATAATTGATTTGATGCCGCGTGCGCTAAGATTCATCTTCGTCCTCCTCTGTTAGTTCACATTCTGTCGGGTGCTCAGACCAGCGTAGCGCCTGGTACATCCGCGCGTAAAGGCTGCCACTGCCAGCCTCAAACGTCTGATAGGTGTCGGTGTCAGAGTCGTGTGCCAGGATTTGGACGCAATCAAAATGTTCGCCCAGGTCGGCGGCCACGCGCTGGAGGTGCGCTTGTTTTTCGTCGGTCGTCATAATTTGCCCGTGTTGTAGTGGTTAGCCAAAAGGACCTTACCGTCTCTTGTGCATGTCCGAAACTTTTTGCAGGCCCACTTTTTGCGTTCAATAAGATTGTTTACAACGCCACGTTTTACGCCCAGCTTCTCCATCAATTCAGCCTTAGTATGCCACCCCACCGGCGGATGTTCGCCCACCAGTTCGGCCTTAAGTAGCTCCAGCAGCGTGCTTTTCATATCGGCAGCTTGAAGTCCCCGGCTTTTGTCTCTTTGGCGAGCCAGACCACGGTTTCGCTGTCGCAGTACTCGCCCCATGCAAATCCACGGCTCCAAGATGTTGTCGCCCTGCGGTTGGCAGCGTAGCCCATCGCGTCTTTGTCGCCCAGCCATCCCACGCAATACCCCGTCGGGTGCGCCCTATTGCGCCCCTCTGCCTGTGTAACTCGGTGCAGGTGTGCAATCACCACTTTGGACGCAGTACCGCCGCACACGGCCTCTGCGTGATCGCGGACGGCCTGCTCATTAACCATGTAACCGTGGCCGAAAAGACAGTCGCCAAGCTGGCGCCATCCGTTTTGAAAATTGTAGTCCACCACCTCGCACCGCATACGTCTGGCCTGGTCAGTTATCTGGCCCATGACTCTGGCCGCGAGCGCGCTGACTATGGCCCGAGGCGATTCCATCAGTGTGTTGAGTCTGGCCTCGTGGTTTCCGAGAAAGTAAAGTCGTGGCTCGAGCTGGTGGAGGAATGCGAGTCCGTCCTGTAAATCACCCTCAGGATCTGCGGCAGAATCCGCACTGTCAATTCCAGCGCCAGCCCTCAAACATGCAAGGTCAATTGCGTCGCCCAGATGGATTGTCACCGCTGGCTTCCAACGAGACTTGAACGCCAGCACTTTTCTTAAGAGTGCCTGGTCGGCGTGGTGACCGTGGGAGCATCCCACAGCTAGAAATCGCTTCCAGTTGCGGGTGATGTTTGCCATTTATTTCTTCAAAGATCGGACAGTCTCTACAATCTTCAGCGCCGTAAAGATAGCAGCCAACAAGCACCCGGTTACCCTGATCCACTGCTCGGCCTCGGACAGCGAGAGAGCCAGAGCGCCTACATTGGCAAGGTTCACCGTCGCCAGGTCAAATATGTGGCGGCTATGCATTAGCAAGAAAAGTGGTTCCCGGGCCTGGTACTCTTGGGAGTCTTCCATTTTCATCGTAAATTCCAGAGTAAGGAAGGATCTTGTCTGGGGGAAGCCCTACACCATCAGTGCTTCCGGGGGGGAGTATCCGTTTTACGCTTGCCAGTATTTGCAGCCCGGCGGGCGGCGTTGCGCCTAGGTAACGAGCCTGCATTTGAGGAATTGTCGGAACGGGTAGAACGGTCATAAAATTGTTTTCCAAAGAAGCCCACAGCAGCCCCAACGATGCCGGCTACCAGCGCCCATGTCCCGGGAGCAACGGAGGACGCAATTGCAAGTAGCATAGAAAGGTTGCCGGGTGTGATGGTCATTTCTTTTCGCCTCCCTGCGGGAAGTGTGACGCCCCGTAGTAGAACGCCACTATAGAACCCCATGCGGTGGTGAGCGAGCCCAGAAGCAAAGTCAGCCCTTCAGAGTTGCCAAGCTCGAAGCGGTGAGACATTAGCCCCATGAGGATTGCAAAATATCCAATGGTTACACTGCACGCCAGCGCCGCAGGAACCCAACTGCCGGTGTTCGTCTGCATCGCCCTGGCACTAGCACGGTCCTCCTGAGCCAGTTTCTCGGCGTCAATACCTAGCTCGGCCATGCGGGCCTTGAGTTGCAGGTCAGCAGCCTGCAAAGCGGCAATCTGCTCGGCGGTAAGGTTGCCTGATGTCAAAGCCTTTTGGACCTTGTCAGCAGTGGCATCAGACAGGCCCA